CTCCTCAACTGCCAACTCCGGACGCCGCACAGGCCACTCCCGAATCGCCTGTCGACCTCGTCGGAGGCATGGCCCGCAACGTGCAGATCGCGCTGCTGCTGCGCGCCCAGGGTGTGGTCACTACCACCCAAAACCCCATCGTTGCCGTCACCTGGGCGCAGAACCCGAAGGTGACCGACGAGGTGCTGAACGTCGCGATCATCAAGGCCAAGGCCGCGAAGCCCGATCAGACCATCCCTGTCGCCTACCTTGCGCCGATCGTGGAGCAGGAGTTGCAAACCCAGGCCGCGCCGCCGCCAGCACCCGCAGCACCGAAGCCACAGCAGGACTGGGCCTGGCGCAAGACCCCATCGGGTATCGAGGCCAAGGGCCGCGAGCTCGGCATGTTCGCCCGCGGAGGTGAATCGCACGACGCCTTCGCCACGCGCATCCAGGCCGCCATCGACAAGCGGAGGGCCGCATGACCCACACCCACGAAGACCGCATCGCCGACCGCCCCGCCCACCTCTGCGCCGCCTACGGCTGCCCGCTCATCGGCTCGATGTGCAGCAGCACCTCGGGCAGCACCGAGTGGTGGTGCTTCGCGCACTTCGGCGCCACGCCTGGTCGGTTCCAGGCCATCACCTCGGAGCTGCACCGCCTGCGCTGGCTGGCCATGGCCGTGCACGACGTCCGCTACCACGACAAGCCCGGCACCGAGGCCTCGCGCGCTGCGTTCCAGCTGATCGAACGCGAGCTGAAGGCCCACGGCCGGGAGGAGCTGCTCTGGCACCGGCCCGACGCCGACCACCCTCTGGGCGAGAAACGCTATCGCTGGCTGGAGCGCCTGGAGGCCACGCTCAAGACCGAGCTGGGCGACGTGCTGGACCCGACGAGCTACCAGGCCACGCTGCCGATCGGAGGCGGCGAGAAGAGCAGTTTCAGCAAGGTCGGCTTCGACATGCCGATGTGAGCGAGACCATTTCGCGCGCGAGCGCACCACCGCAGCACCAACCTGAAAGGGCAACATGAGCACCATCATCAAACCGAGCATCGGCCGCATCGTCTGGTACCGCGGCGCTGACGGCGAAATCCGCGCCGCCATCGTCACGCGCGTCAACAGCGACTTCAACGTGAACCTGCGCGTGTTCGGCCACAGCGCCAACGACACGGACTGCGGCGTCATCGACTCGGTCACGCACGCGGATCCCGAGCAGGAGCCGGGCAGCTTCCCGTCTTGGCACTGGATGCCGTACCAGAAGGCCCAGGCCGCGAGGCACGCCAACGAGCTGACCGACGTCGAAGTTCCCAAGACCACTGGCCTGACCTTCGGCACTGCATTGACGGCGCTGAAAACCGGCCAGCGCGTGGCGCGCGCCGGCTGGAACGGCAAAGGCCAGTTCGTGTATCTGGTGCCGGCGTCCAGCTATCCGGTGCAGACCGGCGCGGCCAAGGCGCACTTCGGCGAAGGCGCACTGGTCCCTTACAACGCCTACCTCGCGCTCAAGGGCGCCGATGACACCGTGAGCACCTGGGCGCCCAGCGGCAGCGATGCGCTGGCCGATGACTGGCTGATCGTCGAGTAACCGGCCCAGCACCACCCCGCCCGGCCAGCCCGGGCGACAACAACAACGACAGGAGAAACCCATGCCATCGCCATACGACAAACCACCTGAACACGCGCCGCGCGACTTTCCCGCAATGCGCGCGATGATGGAACGCCCTGAGCCCGGCTTGGCTGCCGAGGTCGCGGCCCTGCGCGAGGAGATCGCCGGCCTGCGCGCCGAGTTGAAACCGGTCTCGTCGCTCATCCTGACGGGCCAGCAGGTCATCGCCGAGTTCAAGCGCCTCGCGGAGGTCCGCCCATGAACATCCTCGCCATCGACATCGGCACGCAAACCGGCTGGGCCCGTAGCTCGCGCGCCGGCACCGTGCACAGCGGCAGCGAGAACTTCGCGCCGCGCCGCATGGAAGCGGCCGGCCAGCGCTGGCTGAAGTTCCGCGCCTTCCTCAACGAGCAGCGGCTGCAGGCCGGCGGCGAGATCCACGCGATCTACTTCGAGGACGTGAAGAACCACGCCGGCGTGCTGGCGGCGCACGTCTACGGCGGCTTCCTGGCTTGCCTGGAGATGTGGTGCGCGGCGAACAACGTGCCGCTGCGCCCGGTCGGCGTGGGCACCGTGAAACGCCACTGGACTGGCAAGGGCAACGCGGACAAGGCCGCCATGTGCGAGACCGCGCGCGCCAAGGGCTTCCAGCCGAAGGACAACAACGAGGCCGACGCGCTGGCGATCCTGTCGCTGGCCAGGCACATCGAGGGCGCGCCGGCGCCGGCCCAGCACCTGGAGCAGGAGGCAGCTTGACCGAAGAACGTCGCGACATCGGCTCGCGCCTGGAGAACTGGGCGCGCTGGAGCACCGCCAACGAGCGGCGCCCGGCGTCCAGCCCAACCGCGGCATTCTGCGATCGCCTGCGCCGCGAAGCCTTGGGCGATACCTCGAAGGCGCCAGACGAGCGCCGGCGCATCGACGAGGAAGACGCACTGGCGATCGAGCGCGCCATGCGTCACCTGACCACCCAGCACCGCATGCTGCTCTGGTGGTGCTACATTCGCCAGGCCCAGCCTGAGGTGGTGTGCCGCAAGATGAGCATCGCGCACAAGCCTGCGACGGTGTTCGTCAACCTGTTCCGGCAGGCGCAAGGCGCAGTAGAATCGTTGCTCGACAACAACCTGGAGACAGCGAGATGAAAATAAGTCCGATTACCTACGCATTCCCCGACAGTGTGGGCGCACGCGGCATGACTCTGCGGGACTACTTCGCAGCCGAGATTGTGGGCGGACTGCTTGCCAATCCGCACACCGAAGTCAAGGATAACGACGCTATCCGCGCGATCTCAGACTTCAGCTACAACTTAGCGGATGCAATGCTGGCGGCACGCGAGCAACGCGGCGCCGAATAAAATGCTTGACAGCCGGAAATCTCAGCAGTAAATTCCGTTCCACAACTTAATTCCGTCCAGAAATTCGACGTGTGCGGTTCCCTGAAGGGAGCCCCCGGCGCACCTGGACCAAATTCGAAGCCCTGCGATCAGTAATGACGCGGGGCTTTTTGCTTTCTAGTGCGCTCAGGACAGTACGGGCAGCCAGCCGAATACCCGCAACACGTTGTAAAGGTGCAATGCAACGTTGAGTGCACTCAGCGTGATTTCGCGGTTCTCGGCTTTGGTTACGCGCCTGATGAGCAGTTTGCAGGTTTTTATCACAGCAGTTCTTTCGTGGTTGAAGATTCCTCACCGTAGCGTCACGACAGGCCTGTGTCCTCTGGTGGTTTTTCCGTTCCCGACTTTCGGATTACCTATGCATTTCCAGCTATCCCACGAAGCCGAGCGCCGCTGGGTGCTGGTGCTGCAGCAGATCGAGCTCACTCGCATCGCGGTGCTCGTTCGCGCGGCCACGTAGCCGCCCTCCTCCCGTGTCTCCTCCGTCCTGGCCCAGCACCAGGGCGTTTCCGGTCCGGCCGCCTACCAGCGCGCCGGGCCATTTTTTTGACCGAATACCATGACCGCCACCACCTACACGACCAAGCTCGCCGCGAAGCTCTGCGCCGCGCTGGCTGCCGGCGAGAGCGGTAAGGACAGCCTGCGCTCCGTATGCAAGCAGCCAGGCATGCCCAGCCGCGCGACGGTCTATCGCTGGCTCGAGGACAACACCGAGTTCCAAGCCATGTATGCAAAAGCGACCACGCAGCGCGCCGACAGCTACATCGACGAAATTGTCGAGATTGCGGACAGCGCGCCTGGCACGAAGAGCGGTATCGCCAAGGCCAAACTGCGCATCTACGCCCGCGAGAAGTACGCCGCCAAGATCGCACCGCGCAAGTATGGCGAGAAGGTGACCCAAGAGTTGGTCGGCGCCGGCGGCGGTGCCATCGAGGTGCGGACCGCCGCAGCGCTGACCGACGACCAGCTGGCTGCGATCGCCGCAGGTGCGACATGCAGCTGACGCCGCAACAGGCCGCCGGCGTGCTGCTCGAGCGGCGCGCGGCGCGCAACGATCTGGTGACCTTTGCTTCTCGTGTCCCGGTGCCGGGTTCTCCCTCCGTCGACGCCGACGAGGCGGCGCCGATTCCGCTCATAGAAAGCCAGCAGGCCGACCACCACAAGCTGATCCTCCGCGAGCTCCAAGCATGCATGACGAAGCGCCACGGCCGGCTCATGATCATGGCGCCGCCCGGCTCCGCGAAGAGCACCTACGCTACCGTCGTCGGCCCGAGCTGGTTTCTGGGCCGCGAGGCGAACCGCCGCGTCATCCTGGCCAGCTACGGTTCCGACCTGGCCGGCCGCCATGGCCGGCGCACGCGGCAACTGCTTCGCGCCCAGGAAACCGAAGGCATCCTGCAGTGCACGCTGAGCGCCGAATCCCGATCGGCGACCGAGTTCGCACTGACCAACGGCAGCGAGTACATCGCCGGCGGCATGATGTCCGGCATGACCGGTAACCGCGCGCACGGCATCGTCATTGACGACCCGATCAAGGGTCGCGAGCAGGCCGACTCCCAGACCGTGCGCGACAAGACCTTTGCCGCCTACGAGGACGATCTTCTGACCCGCCTGATCCCGGGCGGCTGGGTCGTCATCATCAACACCAGGTGGCACGAGGACGATCTGTGTGGCCGGATCCTACCGGAGAACTGGTCCGGCGAGTCCGGTGACATCGAGTGCCGAGACGGCAACATATGGCGCGTGCTGTGCCTGCAGGCCGAATGCCAGACGAAGACGGACCCGCTGGGCCGCCGGCCGGGCGAGATGCTGTGGGCCGAATGGTTCGACACGAAGCACTGGGACCAGTTCAGGCTGAACCGCCGCACCTGGTCAAGCCTGTACCAGCAGATCCCGGCGCCGGCGGAGGGGATCCTGTTCCGCAAGGACGACATGGGCACCTACGAAAAGGTGCCGGGCAACCTGCGCATCATCGGCGGCTCGGACTACGCGGTCACTCCCGACGGCGGCGACTGGACCGAGCACGGGATCATGGGAATCGCCGAGGACGGCACCTGGTACCTGCTCGACTGGTGGCGCGGCCAGGTCGGCCCCGAGGAATGGATCGAGCGGAAGATCGACATGATGGTCCGGTGGGCGCCGCTGGCCTGGTTCGGCGAGGCCGGGCCGATTCGCCGCTCGACCGAAGGCCGCTTACGCGCCCGAATGCTCGATCGTCAGGCGAAATGCCGCATCGAGTGGCTGCCGTCGGTCCAGGACAAGGCTACACGCGCGCAGTCGACGATTGCGCAGGCCGGTATGGGCCGCGTCCTGTGGCCCCGCGCCGCATGGGTGGCCGAGCTACAGCGGCAATGCCTCGTTTTTCCTGCCGGCTCGCCCGATGACGGCGTCGACGCGCTGTCCATCTTAGGCCGCGGCGCCGACACCCTGGGCCGCGCGGTGAAGCCGAAGCTGCAGAGCCGGCCGAAACTGAACACGACACCGAGCCCCAACGGCTGGATGGGATAAATGGAAACCACTACCGACAAACCAGATAACAAGGCGGGCGAGAAGCTGCTCGCCGAGGTCAAGAAGCGCTTCAAACGCTGCGAGGACTTCGAAATCGAAGCGCGTGCTCTGTGGCGCGCCGACGTGCGTTTCGCCAACGGCGACCCGGACAACGGCTGGCAGTGGGACGAGATGATGCGTAAGGCGCGCCAGCAGGACAAGCGCCCTTGCCTCACGATCAACAAAACGAAGCAGCACAACCGTCAGATCACGAACGACCAGCGGCAGAACAAGCCGGCGATCCGCGTCTACCCGGTGGACAGCGGCGCCGACAAGAAGACCGCCGAGATCATCAATGGCGTGATCCGGCACATCGAGCAGAACAGCAACGCCGAGGTGGCCTACGACACCGCGGCCGAGCACCAGGTCGACGGCGGCCTGGGCTACTGGCGCGTGGTGACCGACTACGCGAGCGATGACAGCTTCGACCAGGAGATTTTCATCCGCCGGGTGAAGAACCCGTTGAATGTCTACCTGGACCCGGACATCCAGGAGGCGGACGGCAGCGATGCGCGCTTTGGCTTCGTGTTCGAGGAGTTGCCGCGCGAGGAATTCGAGGCGCGCTATCCGAACGTCGACGCTGCCGACTGGTCGCTCGCCGGCGCGGCCGACGACTGGCTCAGCAAGGACAACGTCCGGATCTGCGAGTACTTCCGACGGGTCGATCTGGCCGACAAGCTGTTTGTCGACGCCGAGGGCAACGTGCTCAAGGCCTCGGACATGGATAAAGAGGACCTGGTCGCCGCGGCGTCCGCCGGCTGGCGATCGCGCCCGGTGAAGCGGCAGCAGGTCGAGTGGTACCTGGTGGCCGGCAATACGGTGCTCGAGAAGAAGGACTGGCCGGGCCGCTATATCCCGATCGTACGCGTCGTCGGCGACGAGGTCGAGATCGACGGCAAGATCGACCGCAAGGGCCACACCCGCCAGATGAAGGACGCGCAGCGCATGTACAACTACAACTCGTCCGCGAGTGTGGAATACGGCGCGTTGCAGACCAAGACGCCGATCCTGGCCGCCGCCGAGGCGATCGAAGGCTACGAGGAACACTGGAACAACGCGAACACGCAAAACAAGCCCTACCTGCCCTACAACCACGCAGACAGCAACGGCAACCTGTTGCCGGTACCGACCCGGATCCAGCCGCCCACCCCCGCCACGTTGTTCCTCGACGGGATGCGCGTGGCGTCGGAAGAAATGAAGATGGCCAGCGGCCAGTACGACGCCAGCATGGGCGCCCAGTCGAACGAGACCTCGGGCCGGGCCATCATGGCGCGTCAGCGCGAGGGCGACACCGCCACGTTCCACTTCATCGACAACATCGCCCGCGCGATCAAGTACACCGGCAAGATCCTGGTCGACCTGATCCCGAAGGTCTACGACACGCCGCGGCTGATCCGCATCCTTGGCGAGGACGGGAAGGAAGACCACGCGCACATCGACCCGAGCAGCAAGCAGGCCTACGTGAAGCAGCAGACCACGGCCGGCGAGCTGCAAGAGATCTACAACCCGGGCATCGGCCGCTACGACGTGGTGGTCGCTGTGGGCCCGAGCTACAGCACCCGGCGCCAGGAAACCTTCCAGGCGCTGACCGAGATTGCCTCGCGCAACCCGGCGGTGATGCAGCTGGCGGGCGACCTGGTGATGAAGGCCGCGGACTTTCCGATGGCCGAGGAGCTGGCCGAGCGTTTCGAGAAGGCGCTCCCCCCGGGCGTCAAGGACCAGGATGGCGCGGACCCGAAGGTGCAGGCGCTGCAGCAGCAGCTCGAGCAGACGCAGGCCCAGCTGCAGGAGCTCGGTTCGAAGTACAACCAGCTGCACGACGCGAAGGGTGTGGAGACGCAGAAGCTGCGCCTCGACAGCTACCGCGCCGAGACCGACCGTCTGAAGATCCTCGTCGGCCAAATGCCGCAGCAGGTCTCCCAGGCGATCGCGCAGGAATTCGGCCTCGACCTGGCGAGCGAGCCACTGATGGCGCCCGATGGCGCCCCGCCCGGCACCCCGGCGGCACCTCCGCCGCCTGCAGCAGGACCAGCAACACCGCAACCCGAAGAGAACCCGCCGAGCGCGGGTTTTTCTTTGCCCGAACAGCAGTAACCCGCAGCACCGTACCCGTCCGGCTCGACGGGGCTTCAATCCTCTTGGGAAACCATGACCACTGAAAACGAAAGCGGCCTCCCGTCGCAGGCGAACAGCGCCGAACAGGGTGCACAACAGGTCGAGCAGCAAATCCGCACGGACGCGACCACCGGGCAACAGCAGCAGGAGCAACAGCAGGTTCAGCAACCCGAGCAGCAGCCGGAACAGAAGCGTACGCCCTGGTTCCAGACCCGCATCGATGAGCTGACCCGCGCACGCCACGAAGAACGCCGCCGCGCCGAGGAAGCGCAGCAGCGCCTCGCTCAGTACGAGCAGCAGTTCGCGCAGATGCAGCAGGGCCTCGATCCCGAGCAACAGCATCAGCCGAACCAGTTCGACGTGCGCACCCTCGCGCAGCAGGAAGCCAGCCGCATGCTGGCCGAGCAGCGCTTCGCCGATCAGTGCAACAAGGTCTACAGCAGCGGTAAGGCGGAGTTCCCCGACTTCGACCAGTCCGTGGCGAATCTTCAGATGGTGGGCGTCAGCCGGGACTTCCTCGAGCTGGCCACGTCGTCCGATGTCGGAGCAAAGCTGCTCCACCACCTTGGCACCGACCTGGACGAAGCCGCGCGAATCGCCTCGCTGCCTCCTGTGCAGATGGCTCGCGAGCTGACCCGGCTGGAGTTCAAGCTGGGCCAGCCCGCCGCGCCGAAACCTGTCAGCAAAGCACCCGCGCCGATCACCCCGCTCGGCTCGTCCGCGACGAACGACGTGGACCCGACCCGCATGAGCGACGCCGAGTGGTACGCGCACCGCCAAAAAACCCGCAAATAGTGAAAGTGAATCATGCCGAATAACATCCTGACCCACCAGATGCTGGCCCGCGAAGCGGCCGCCATGCTGTCCGAGGAAGCAAACTTCCTCTCCAACATCAACCGCGGCCGCGAGGAAGAATTCAAGTCGCAGCCGAACGGCTACCGCAAAGGCGACAAGGTCGACATCGGCATCCCGCCGGTACCGACCGTGTTCGACGGCGCGAACTTCGCCGGCGGCGGCGCCGCACCGGACCAGAGCGAGCAGAAGGTCACCCTGCAGCTGGCGACCCAAAAGCACGTCCCGCTGACCTTCACCGCGAAGGAAAAGGCGCTGTCGATCAGCGACTTCAAGACCCGCTTCCTGAAGCCCGCGATGAATTCGCTGGCCTCGGTCGTGCAGGCCGACCTGCTCCAGCGCGCCGCGCTTGCTACGCCGAACGTCGTCGGTACCGCCGGCACGCTGCCGAATACCTTCAAGACCTACGGCCAGGCCCGTAGCGTGCTCGAGCGCTTTCTCGCGCCCGGTACCGACCGCACCGCCCTGGTGAGTTCGGACGCGAGCAACGAGCTGGCCGACGCGATCAAGAACCAGCAGAACCCGACCGACACCGGCAACAAGGCGTTCAAGGAAGGCTACATCACCCGCGCCCAGAACTTCGACATGTTCGAGAACCAGTCGCTGCCGATGGTGGTCAACGGCACTGCGACCGGTTTCACGGTCAACGGCGCAGGCCAGACCGGCGACAAGCTGAACATCGGCGGCCTGACCGCTGGCCAGACCATCCTGCGCGGCCAGGTCTTCAGCATTCCGGGCGTGTTCGGCGTGCACCCGATCCTGGGCGTCTCGAACGGCAAGCTGCGCCAGTTCGTCGTCACCGCGGACTTCACCGCCGGCGGCGCAACCGGCCAGATCGGCATCTACCCGCCGCTGGCTGCCACCAGCCAAGCTGCGATCGGCACCGTGTCGGCGCTGCCGGCGAACGGTCTGGCCGTGCAGCTGTTCGGCGCCGCATCGACTGCGTATCGCCAGGAGCTTGCCTTCCACAAGGACGCCTTTACCGCTGCCTTCGCGCCCCTGCCAATCCTGGCCTCGTGCGAGGGCTACACCGCGACCGTCGACGGCTTCTCGGTGCGCGTGATGACCTTCGGTAACGGCCAGACCGACACCGAGTCGACCCGTATCGACGTGCTGTACGGCTTCGCGGCCGTGCGCCAGGACCACGCTGTCCGCATCAGCGAGTAATCGCCAACCGCCTGCCCTGCTCCGGCCGGGCAGGCTCAACGGAGAATCACATGGATATCCAGGAATACCCGAAAGCCCTGTACAAGGGTGGCGACCAGGCCGCCGAACACATCATCGTCCAGGATGCCGACGAAGAGGCGGACAAGCGCGACGACGGCTTCAAGATGCTGGGCGAGGACGCGGCTGACGACAAGCCCAAGGCCTCGACCAAAACCCGCAAGGGCTCAGCCGAATGAGCACCGCCGGCGACATCATCAACCAGGCGCTGAAGGACGTCGGCGTGATCGGGTCCGGCGAAGCGGCGTCTGGCGACGATGTCGTCGACGCGCTCGACACCCTGAACCAGATGATCGCGCAATGGCAGGCACTGCCCGGATGCGTGCCGAAAGCGCCGTACGTGCTTGCGGCCGTCGAGGACCTGGCCGCGCCGCTGAACCTGCCGCCGGTCTACGACGCCGCCCTGCGCTACTCGCTGGGCGAGCGCCTGACCACCGTGTTCTCGGTGCCGGTGCGCGGCGACATCGCCATGCTCGCCCTGCAGGCGCGAAAGGTCGTCAAGCGTAGCAACCTGGTGATCCCGGATGCCGAGATGCCGGGCGCGCTGCAGTTCGGGCGCAGGCTGAGCACTTGCTGCGGAGACGCCCCATGCGCATGAAACTACCCATCGTCGGCCCGTCTTACCAGGCGCGCAGCCTGAACGCGGACGCGCAGCGCACGCTGAACTGCTACGTCGAGCTGGACAACGCCAGCCCGCGCGCGCCGGCGGCGCTGTACGGGACGCCCGGCCTGGTGCGCAAGCTGACCTTCCCTACGGCGCCGGTGCGCGCCTGCTTCAAGGAAGGCGTGCATAGCTGGTGGGTCGCCGGCAACACGGTCTACCGCGTCGACGCCGACTACCAGCAGCTGGCGATCGGCACGATCGCGACTGAGACGGGCGAGCTCGGCATTGCCTCGAACGGCGCCCAGCTTCTTATCGTCGACGGCGTTGCCGGTTGGCTGGTCGACGTCAAGGGCGCGGCCCTGACAGCCATCAGCGACCCCGAATTCCCGAACGGCGTGCGCCGCGCAGCCTACCAGGATGGATTCTTCCTGGTGGCTGGCGACGGCACCGGCAAGTTCTACATCAACGAGCGGCCGAACGACGGCTCGCAGTGGAACGGCCTGGACTTCGCCTCGGCCGAAGGCTCGCCCGACAATACGATCGGCATCATCAGCGACCACCGCGAGGTGTGGCTGTTCGGTGAGCTGTCCGCCGAGGTCTGGGTGAATACCGGGAATGCGGATTTCCCATTCCAACGCTCGGGCAATGTGTTCATCGAACACGGCTGCGCGGCGGCCGGCACGGTGGCCAAGGCCGATAACACCGTCTTTTGGCTCGGCGCCGACGACAAGGGCGCCGGCATCGTGTGGCGCGCGGACGGCTATACGCCAGTTCGGATCTCGACGCACGCGCTGGAGAAGGCGCTGGCCGGCTACAGCACGATCGCCGATGCCTTCGCATTCACCTACCAGCAGGAGGGGCACATCTTCTACGTGCTGACCTTCCCGACAGCTAACGCGACGTGGCACTACGATGCGTCTACCCAGCTATGGCAGGAGCGCGCGTGGCGCAATCCGGACACTGGCGCGCTGCTGCGCTGGCGGCCGAACTGCATCGTGTTTGCCCACGGCGAGCACCTGGTCGGCGACTTCGAGAACGGCAACGTCTACGCGCTCGACCTCGACGAATATACCGACGACGGCGCGCCGATCCTTCGCTTGCGCCGCACTATCGCCAGCGAGGCCATGCAGCAGCGGGTGCTCTACACCGCGCTGCAGCTGGACATGGAAACAGGCGTCGGCACCGTCGACGGCCAGGGCGCGGCGCCGCAGGTGATGCTGCGCTACTCGAACGATGGCGGCCACACCTGGAGCGTCGAACGCACGACGACGGTCGGCAAGACTGGAGAGTACGGCGCGCGAGCGCGCTTTACCCGCCTCGGCTCCGGCCGCAACCGTGTTTGGGAGATCAGCATGACCGACCCCGTGAAGTTCGCCGTGTTCGGCGCAGTGCTGGAGACCGCATGAGCGCCCTCACCCTATTCCCAGCGCGGATCCGCTTCGTCAACGCCGACGGCACGCTGACACCCGAGGCGCTGCGCATGCTCGAGCTGCTGGTCGGCCGCGTGGGCGGCACGGTAGGCGACTTGGGCGATGACGTGCACGCCGCACCACCGGCAGAGCATGGTCCGCTCGCTGACGTCGTTCAGGCCTACCAGCCGCAGCAGGATTCCGCTGACGCCGTCGCGCAGCCAGCGCCGGCCGCTGGAGGCCAGCCGGAAATGATCATGCAGCCGCCGCCCGTGCGAGCCGACCAGGTCGAAGGCCTGGGCACCATCGCGCGCCAGAACGCGGGAACCAACTTCACAGGCAGCCTCACCGGCAAGACGGTGACTGTCACCAACGGCATCATTACCTCGGTGGTTTAACCATGCAACGACTCCCAAAACAAATCGCGCTGTCCGAGTTGGCCGGCGCCCCGGTCGACCTGTACAGCGTGCCGGCGAATACGAAGACAACGATCTCGGCCTGCTCGGTCACCAACAAGACCGCGGCGGCGCGCACGGTAACGGTGCTGGTGCGCCAGGGCGGCGGCGCGGCGCGCCACCTGGCGTATCAGCTGGGCGTTGCCGCCGGCGAAACCCGTGTCGTGCACGGCGCGCTGGCGCAGACGCTGGAAGCCGGCGGGGTGCTGTCCGCGCACAGCGACGTAGGCGGCGCGCTCGACATCGTGGTTTCTGCCTACGAGACGAACCCATGATCCGGCGCGCGGCCGGCGCCGACATCGATCGGATGGTCGAGCTGGGGCGCAAGTTTCATGCATATGCCGGCGTCGCCGAGATTCCGTTCGATGCCGACTCGTTCCGTTGCACGATCGAACGCGGCCTGGCCGATCCTGCCCAGTGCTATCTCGTCGCCGACGTCGATGGACAGGTGCAAGCCATGGCCGGCGCGATCGCCTACCCGCCCTACTTCAACCACGGCGTGCTGACCGCTCAGGAGCTTTTCTGGTGGTCGGAGTGCTCCGCCGGCATGCAGTTGCACGACGCACTAGCCGCGTGGGCAAACGAGCGTGGATGCGAGACCTTCGCCATGATTGCCCTGGCCGATGAACGTAGCGCTCGCATGGCGCGGCTCTACAAACGCATGGGCTACCGCCCCACCGAACAAACTTTCTTGAAAAGGCTTTAACAATGGCAATCGGAACAGCTACCGCCATCCTTGGCGGCGCAGCGATTGGCGGACTGACCTCCATCATCGGCGGCAATAAAGCTGCGAAGGCGCAGCAGCAGGCCTCGCGCGAGGCCACCGCCCTGGCCAAGGAAACGAAGAACCAAGAGCTGGCCCTGCAACGCGAGATGTTCGAAAAGAGCGTCGCACTGCAGCAGCCTGCGATCGACGCCGGCAACACCGCGCGCAGCCGCCTTATGCAGATGCTCGGCCTGTCCGCTGGCGGCGCCGACAATGGCTCGCTCATGCGCGATTTCAGCATGGCCGACTTCGAGGCCGATCCAGGCCGCCAGTTCCGCATGGACGAGGGTCAGCAAGCGCTTGAGCGCAGCGCCGCAGCGCGTGGCGGTCTGTTGTCCGGCGCCGCCCTGAAGGATACAGCCCGCTTCTCCCAGGGCCTGGCATCACAGGAATACGGCGCCGCCTTCGACCGCTTCAACACCAACCGCACCGCGAAGATGAACCCGCTGCTGTCGCTGGCCGGCGCAGGCCAAACGGCGTCGACCACGGCCGGCAACGCTGGCCAACAGTTCGCGAGCACGGGCAGCAGCTCCATCGGCCAGTACGGCGCGACCGCTGGTCAGAACATCCTCGGTGCCGGCAACGCACGAGCGTCCGGCTACGTGAACACCGCCAACGCAATCAATAACGGCGTCGGCATGGCAATCAACGGCATGCAGCAGAACCAGCTGCTCAAGATGCTGAACAAAGGAGCCTGATCATGGCACTCGACCCGAGCATCATCACCGGTATCCGGCCCGTACAAATTGACTCCCCTGTGAATGCCCTCGCGCAGGCGCTGCGCGTTCAGGGCATGCAGCAGGAGACCCAGATGGGCCAGGCCAAGCTTGACGAGTACCAGCGCGCGAAGACGCGGCAGAACAAGCTGCTCGAGCTGGTGCAGGGCCTGCCGGGCAACGCGACGGACGA